TCCTTGAGGATCAAGTTCTGCAGGAATTGTATAACGTGCTGCTATAGTATCAGATTCGAAATCTAAATCTACAACTAAATCTTCAATATTAGATATAGGTCTAATTGTAGCCGGGAATTTATAATACTGAAAACTAGTATCTAGAATTTTTAAAGCTGATTTAGTAGTAATTTGTTCAGTTACTGTATCGATTATTAATAATGGATTCGTGCTTGAACTTTCGGCCATTACAATATTACCTGCACCATCACGTGGAATAATTGATTCGTTATTTGAAATATAACTTAATCCATCTGCACGATAACGAGCTTGTTGATCCGCAGTAACTGGGTCTACTCTCGGTATTGCAATAGTATTAAGCAAAGGACTTATAGATGCTATTTCATTACGAATACTAGTATTTAATCTGTTTGCCATTATCTAACTACTTTAAAATAAATGTTGTCGTCGATATACTGCTCTATAAATCCATCTTTGATTTTTAATTCTAAACGATATGTTCGTTCAGGCATAAAACCATTCATATCTAGATAGATAAAATTACTAGTAGAATCGCAACTAACTTTATTATAAATATTGTCATACGGAATTATAGCTTCATCTGTTGCTGCATCATAAACCGCATAATAAGTAGTTGTTGGTAAATATTTTACTGTTTCTATAGGAAATAAATTTGTTGGTGATTTTCTCGGATATTTATCTCGAGCATAAATTCTAATTTTAGCAATCTCAGTATCTTTATATGTAGGTTTTAATTTAGTATATACTACATATGACTCTAAATTAGCGGCAGTTAAAGATCCTGTTGCAAACGCACTATTATCAAAGTACATTGTTAGTTTAGGAACATATATGGTATGAGTATCTCTACTAAAATATCTAATGTATCCTTGTACATTTGAATTTAATTCGTCAGTGTCTGATAGTTGTAATAAAAAACCATAATTCGGTATTGAAACTCCCCCGCTACCGCTCAACCAAATTTTAATTGAATCTGTAACATCTAAATTGATATCACTTGTACGATATGAAAATGATTCTGAAGTTATAAGACCGACTGTGCTTCCAGAGCCTGATTGGAATAACCAACTACCGCCAGTTCCGGAGCCTGATACATATAATGTGCTAGTACTAATTTGTTGTTGTTGACTTGAAGATACCCAACTAGAACCAGACGCCGGACCGGTCCATGACGCACCATCCAATGTTTCTGATGAAACAGTTCCTGTACCATTTACCCAATTTTGTCCTACTAATTTAGAATGAATTGAATATTCTGACGGCAAATTTTTTGCATGAGATGTATATAGTTGTAATACAAATTTACAATTGTTAACAGTTTTACCATATGTAGATAATGATGCTGAAATCTCAGCCATATCAAATTTGATAAGACTTCTAGATTTAAGTAATGTGTCGCCTTCCGTATTTAAACGTTTACCAATCTCTAATACTTCATCTAATCCTGAATTTGATTGTACTGATGATTCATATAGAGTTGTATCTTTTTCTGCATAAAATATTCTAAACATTTATTATTCCTTAATAGTTGACTACACGTCCTTTAATATCTTGATTTGGAAACTTAACTTCAAATATACTAGGATCTAATGAAGGATAAATTATTCCATTTTTAGTTGCAGTTTGTAAATCATATACATTGCCAGAATAATTTGAGTTAGTTTCATATAAATTTGAAAATTTAACTCCAATTACGGATTGAACTCCTTTAACATTAGCAATTAAATTAGTAATATCAGATTTTACAATAGGTTGGTTAATTTGCCAACGGTCAACATCGAAATAATCACGAAGTGCACTAATACATTTCAATAAAACTTCATTACTATTATAATTAGACAATACTGAAATTTCAAAGTCAATTCCTAAATTAATGATAAACGCATCTTTTATATTAATTGCATCTGTTAACATTCTATAGTAATTCAAATATGTTTTTAAGTTTTCTTTAACTGCTAAATTTAACTCAGTTAATTGTTTAGATGAGTTGAATCCTAAAACATACATATTCATTGCTAATGGATTAGAAATTTTAGTTTCTTGATAATCTTGTTGCGAAATTTGATCATCTGGGACAATATATGCTTTTGCTACACTTCCGAATTTACTAGGCATAGAATATGACCGAATAATATAATCATCACGTGTTACTAAACGATTTTGTGTTGCAAAGTTAGCTAATGCATTATTTTTAATGTCTTGTAATGTATCGGCTGTTTTAGCACCAGTTGCTGGATTTGGATTTGTTACTGCAACCGTATTTTTAACAAAATTAACAACGCCGGCAGAGTTTGATGAATTTATATCATCATTGTATGTAATAAAATCAATCTGAGTAAGTTCCCCTGCAGCAACATTGTCTGATATTCCGTTCCCGATTGTATATGTTACAGTTAAAGTTGTAGCAGACGGAGCTTGTCCATATGTTCTAGTATATAAAAAATTAGATGGATCAATATCAACATCTAAATTACGTCTAAAACCTGCAATGCCATTTCCTACATTATCTGGGTTTGGAATAATTTCTTCATCATTATTATCAGATATACCAGCACCAAATTGTAATTCTAATTTATTATCACTACGCAATCTAGTAATAAAACGTTTTGATGTTTTGCGTAATTTTAATAAACTAGGAGATGATGAACGATATTGAGAAAGTTCTGGGTCATTTTCTGCTAAGTTAGTTACTGCTTCAAAAATAGTGTCTTGAGCTAAATACGGAACTTCATACCAATTATCACCATCAGACTCAGTGACAGAAATTACTTCAATAACATTTGAATCTGGCAATACTATTTTATCATATGGTATTGGAGAATTAAATGTAAAGTTTGAAGTTCTTACTTCTCCGGATACAACACGTGTTGATTTTTTTAATAAATAATATGTTGGAGTTAATGTAGCAGGGTCACTTTCATATATGGTAACTTCAGTTGGATCTGCAGAAGATGAATATGAAAAATCAACAGCATCTAATGTTCTAAATACCGCTGTTCCTGTTTGTTGTTTAATACGCATACCTGGTTTAACAGATAATGCATAATTAAAATCCGGTCGAACATTATTACCAGAACCAATTGATGGAACTAAATGATAAATGTTAACATCTGTATACGCTGGAACAACGTTGCTAGGATTGTATCCTAAAGATTTTGCTATATCATATATATTACCACGTTCTGACGCTTGTTCTAATAAAGACTCTTTCAAGTTATTATCTGCATAGAATGATAATACATCACCTACATATGATGCTAATTCTATAAAAAGCATACCCGGAGATGACTCATTAAAATCTGTGTATGTATTTGGGAAGTATTGTTTTGTAAACTCTATTAGATTAGTTCTAAATTGTCCAAAATCTTTTCCTAAATATGTTACATCTTTTTTTATTTCCATTTAATTACCTTATTCTATTCTAACACTAGAATCATCACTAACGATTGTTATTGTATTTAGCTCAAAATTATCAACTGAATAATTTATTGTTATTTTTATATTGTGAATCAATGTAGGATCATCTTCATTCGTAACCACATCAATTGATTCAATATTAATATATGGCAACCAATAATTGATTGGTTCTTGTATCAATGTTTGTATTTCACTTTTTAAACTAGATAAATTAGGTTCAAATAAAATAGTTATTAAATCAGTTCCATATGTTGGCTGCATTATTCGCTCGCCGATTCTAGTTAATAACAAAGTCTTCAGATTTTCTCGAGTCTGTGTGGTTGTTGTATATATCGGCGCAAATAATGATGTATTAGCAGAAAAAGATACACCTAATCCTACTTCATTTTGTTGTGTTACATCATTAACGTTTTGCAGACGATATCCCATTATGCCATTCCTTTTTTCTTGTCAATTGCTTTCATCATTGCAGAATAATCTCGTGTCATTGCTGCAGCAACGGTTGGATCGACGTCATAAACCTTACCAGTTTCTGGATCTTCCATTACTTTAGGTGCTTGTGGCGCTAATCCCATTGATGCGGCCATATTTTGACGCATAACGCCAAACCCTGCCGCATCACGCGATGTCATTGTAATAGTATCATCATATGATTCATTCATCATATCAGAAAAACTATTCATTGCAGAAGGACCTTGTTCCATTAATGGGTCTGTATCATTTAATACTGATGCCCATTTATTATCTTCAAACATTGGTTTTTTCTTAGGAGCAACTGGTTGTCCCGTTACACGAGAAACAGCCGGTTTTGTTGGCTGTGTCATTTCTGAAATTGTAGGTTTTAAACCTTCCTTCAATATTTCAGTTAGTTCTTGTTTGATAACCGTTTTTAATTCTTCACGGATTATCTTACGTAGAGCTAATATAAATGTTTTATTATCCATAGTACTTATTTTAATATAAATATTGTAATTATAAATTTACGGGTTGTCCCCATTCAGTTAAACTAGGTTTTGGTCCGTATATCTTAGATGATTGTATATCAATATAGTAATCACCTATTTTGCCTACTTGTCCTGCTGGTATGCCTGGTTGTTGGTATACTTTGCTAGGCGCCTCTTGCAATGACGTTAGTAAGTTTCTTTGTTGCGTTAAAAGCTCTTGAATTGAGTTTGAACGATCTTGTAAATCTGATTCGGATACATTGTCTTCATTATAAAATTCAGTTGGAACTAAATCATTAAACTCACCGAACCCATTATTAGCATCTAACGATTCGTCTATTAAATCACTAGGTAATTCAAAATTAGTGTCGTCATCATCCCCACATGAATTCGAAACCTTCAGAAGAGCATTTGTAAGTGGCGGCACAATTGTTGATAATTTCGAAGTTAATGATGCCGGTATCGTTGCAAATTGATTTAATGATTCAAGTGCATTTACAATTGTAGCATCTTGTATAGCAGTTAACTGTGCCGCAATAAAAACTGGCGCTGTTACTGGATTACTCAATTGTGCAATTGAAATTGCAGTTTTAATACCTTGTGCTATTGTTACAATTTGTTTAACTGTTTCAATAGTACTTTGTATTTTAGGAATTTGTTCAGTAACTTTTGTTATTTGTGTTTGAATATCACTTAACTGTTGTTTAACTTTTTTAATTCTAGGATCATCACATTTTATATTGACTGGTAATTTAACCGAATCTTGTACTGTTTTATTAACTTGTTCTAATAAACGGTCTGTTTGTGTGTCAAGTTGTTTTATAACCTGCGCCACAGCTTTTCCTGGTAACTTTGGTATAAAATCTAATGGTGGAACAATTGCACTCATAACTTCCTTATTTTGTTAAATAGTATTTTTGACTTAATAAATTCTTTAATTCTTGTTGAGCCGCAGTAATATTTGACCGGTCCACAAATGTGCCAACCATAGTACCACATTGAATTGGAGAACTTAATTGATTTAATATTTTTTGCATTACATTAAGCAAGACATCGCCATGAACCATATTCGATGACGCTTCATCATTACCAAGTTTTATTTCACCTGTAGTATTTAATATAATTGCTTTCGGCGAATCAATAACAACAACATCTGTTTTTGCTTTTATAATAACACGGTCTGCAGTTCCAATAAATTGTGATTTTGCAAATTGAGATTCACTCGGTAAAAAACAAGATAATGAATTAGGAGAATTTTTATCCCCTAATTGCAATGTAGGTACTGTTTGTGTGCTAGTTAAATATACAGATGCATCGTCTATATTAATATCTTCTACAACAAACTGTTTGTTAGGTTTATTTTGTCGCCCATTTGATATTACTATTATAGGATCTCCATCAGTATTGCCGCGCCAGTTACCTAAGTTACTATATTTGCCTTGTTCATAATTAACAGTGCTACTAAATCGTATACTATTACCCCAACGTCCTTCTAATAAAAAATCTCCTTCATATGGTTGTAAAGGAGATATAGATTTTTGTTTGAATGTATATCCTGGTTTAATTTGGTCTATTTCACTTTGAGACAATCCATCAGACAATCCAGGCAACATGTTTTCATTTATCGATGAATGAATGTCAATCGATGTTACATAATACCATTGTTCTCTCCATTTAGTAGAAGTAGATTGTTGATTAAATGTTTTGTATATTAATACAAACTCGCCAACTAACGGTATTTGTTTTAAATTTATGCTAGATGGTTTAACAATTAATTCTTCATTATTATAATATCTACTACAAGATCTTACTTTAAGAGAAAATAAACTATTTACTGTAGAATTCTGTTTATCAGAAGGAATATGCTGATAAGTGTAATCATACGCTAATACTTCGCCTACATCAAATTCAATATTACGCATCAATATCCTTTGCTAATTTATTTTTAACATCGTCTATTTTAGTTTGTAATACAATATCTTCTTGATCAATTGAATCTAACTCATCTTCTAATTCAGCTGTCATTGTTTTTTCAGCAATTTTCATCAATTGTTGTTTTTCTTCTTCACTCAATAAACCATCAGCTCCTGCAATAGTTTGTTTAGTTGAAATAAAACGTTGAACAATAGCAGTAAGTTTAACGAGATGATCGTCATTCTTAACTGCTACGTCTAAATATTCTTTAATGAGTGGCACTATAACCGTAGCGTCTGATGCGTTACGGATTAGTGGTTGAAGTTGAGCTATAAGTTGATTAATTTGTCTATCTTTCTTTTTAGAGTTGTGATAGACATCGGACATTAAGTCAGCAAAAGATGTTCCTTTAAATATTTCATCATTTTTGTCCATATCGTAAATCCTTTAATATAAATATCAAAAAGGCAGATTTACGAAGTTTGATTGTTCATA